AAAGTTGAGGATTTAAGCCGATTATAAAATTAAAATAAAATGGAAAAAAAGAAAGTAGTAAAGTGTGTAATTGATGACGGGGGAAGGCTCGGGGTGGGTGCGATTTCGCTTGTGGAATTTCCCGCAACCGAAGAAAATTTTATATTTTTAAACGAGGTAAAATTGGCTAGCGTAAATAAGGAGCGCCAAATGTTATATGGGCCCGCGCTTATCCCAAATAAATATATTTTACGCATCGACAAAAATACGGGCGAGGATTATTATATTTATTTCGACGCCGAAACGATAGCGAAATGCGCTCATTTATATTTAAAAAAGAACCTCCAACACAATACCACGCTCGAGCACGAATTTAGCGTTATGGGTTGCCCCGTAGTCGAGAGCTGGATTATCGAAGGAGAGCAAGATAAGGCCTACCATTTCGGGTTAACGGCTCCCGTTGGTTCGTGGATCGTTGGCGTAAACGTTACGGACCCCGAAATTTGGCAAGAGGTCAAAGATGGCAACGTTAAAGGATTCTCAATTGAGGGGCATTTTAACGAGCTCGCCGTTACTATGACGGCGGCCAATATCGAGGCTGAAATAATGCGCGAAATAAGCGATGTTTTGGCCGCTATTAAATAGGCATCTGGTTTTCTTAAGTTCAATAAAAAAAGCCTCCAAACGTGGGGGCTTTTTTTAAAACAAACAAAACATACACACGGGTCAAAATTAGGGAAATAATTTACGATTCCGTTTACTAACCAAACAATTTTATAAATGTCAAATCTTAAAGAATCCATAAAGGCGATTTTCCAAAAGTTCGCCGTAGATCCGAAGGCTTACGGGATCGTTTTAGAAACTGAGGTAGCACTTGAAACGGAGGGCCGTTTGAAGGACGGAACACCCGTTTATACAACCGCCCCCGAGTTCGCTATTGGCGCCGACGTTTACACCAAAGATGAAGAGGGTAATAAGGTGCCAGCGGCCGCGGGTCGTTATGAGCTCGAGAGCGGCGAATTTATTGATGTAGACGAGATGGGAATGGTTGCCGAGATGGGGATTCCTGAAATGGAGGATATGGAAATGAGCTCGGCCGACGTTCTTGCAATGATGGAAAAATTGACTGAGCGCGTTAGTTTTTTGGAGGGAAATAACTCAACTATGGCCGCCGAATTGACGGCCGCCGAGGACAAAATAGAGATGCTTTCGGCCGCTTTGAAAAATAGCAAAACGGAATTGAGCTCGTTGAAAAAACAACCCGCCGCGAGTTCGGTAAAAGAAAATAAAAAAGTGATTTTAGGCGCTGAGAAAAAAGAAAAATCTTTCTCTCAAATGACTCTACGCGAGCGCATTTTACAAAACATCGAAAACATTAAATAATTTAAATAAAAAATTGCAATGGCAACTACTACTAGTTTAACTACAACCTACGCGGGTAAATACGCGGGCGAATACATTAAGGCCGCATTTTTGGCGAACGAATCTCTTCAACACGTAACCGTAAAAGAGAATATTGACTACAAACAAATCGTTAAAAAACTCGTTGACAATATAACGTTTGAGGCGCCTACTTGCGACTTCGCTCCGCTGGGTACCGTTACAATTACCGAGCGCACTTTGACGCTTGAAAAATTCCAAGTTCAACGCAACTTGTGTAAAAATACTTTCCTTTCGGATTGGGCCGCGGGATCGGTACAAAATGGCGAACTAGAGCCAGCATTGGCCGAGACGCTTATAGCTAATATGCTCGAGGGTATGGCCGCGAAAAACGAAGAGGTTTTGTGGACGGGTGCGAATGCAACCGTTGGCGAATATGACGGATTTTTGACGCTATTTAACGCGGGCGGTTCGGGCGTTAACTTCGTTGCTACACCCGTAGCGATTGACTCAACAAACGTGATCGCTAAGATCGCTTTGACGGTTGCCGAAACACCAACGGCGGTTAAGCGTTCTACTGAAAAACCCGTTATTTATATCTCTCAAAATGTTTGGGAGGCATTTATGCAAGCGAGCGCGGCGGCGGGTAACGGTTGGTATACTTACGGCGGCCCTGAGATGCCTAAATCTTACTTAGGTTATCAGTTGGCAATTTGCCCAGGTATGCCCGATGATACTATCGTTATGGCTCAGCGTTCGAACTTGTGGTTCGGAACAAATATCCTCAACGATTGGAATAATATTCAGGTTGTGGATATGGGCCAATTTGCCGAGGATAACGTTCGTTTCTCAGCGAAGTTTTTCGCGGGTGCTCAGTTCGGAATCGGAAACGAAATCGCGGCTTACGGAACTTGGTTCTAAAAAATATAAAAAGGGGGGTTTAATTGCCCCCCTTTAAACTAATTAAATAAAAAAAAATACTATGGCTTGCTTGCTGGAACGCGGATTTTTGCTCGAATGTAACGAGGGAGTCGGAGGCGTTAAAAATATATATATTGCCAATTGGGAGTATTTCCAAACGGGCGTAACAATTGACGGCGCTACGGGATTAATTGACGGACTGCCAGGTGCGGCGGGTAGTGTTGAGGTTTTTCAATACCAACCCAACCGCAACACGGGCGCCGTTACGGTGGTACCAACGGCGAACCTCGAAAACGGAACGTTATACTACGAACAAACGGTTGAATTGACGCTTGGCAAATTGTCGAACGTAAAGAAAAAAGAGCTCGAGAATATGAGCAAGGCGAAACTAATTGTTTTCGTTCAACTTTACGACGATCAAATCGTTTGCGCGGGTCGCACGGATGGCGCATTTTTAACCGCTGGTTCTTATCAATCAGGTAAGGCGAAAGGCGATCTAAACGGATACCAAATAACTTTAAACGCTCAGGAGCCAGGTCAGCCCGATTTCCTCGAGCCGTTTACTTCGGTTCCTTTTGATAACTTCGCGGGCATTACGGTTGTTCAAAACTAGAGAGTTTTTGATTTATAAGTTAAATTAGGGTGGGTTTATTGCCCGCCCTTTTTTTTGAAACAATGAATTATTTAAATACAAACCAAGCGGGGCAAACGTTGAGGCTTTCACTAGATGAGAGCCGACAGTATTTTGCCGTGGCTTTTACGCATTATTTAATAATTTTAACTCACGAAGAAAATTCCACTACGGGAACGGATCTCGCTCAGGTTGCCGCCATTACTAACGAGAATCAGCGAATAACAACGCTCACAATTACCACGGTTCCGCTCGATCTTTCGGGGCGTTATCGATATGAGGTTTATGGGCAAAATTCGAGTAGTAATTTAAACCCAACAAACGGCGCGGTGGTGGGGCTTTGCCGTATCGGTTGGCTCGATATGACGGACAACGCAACGTTTTTCGATGTACCTTCGATCACTATTAACGACGATATTATTTACAATGGATAGCACATTTAAAAGTTCGGTTAGTGTAAAGCTCGCCGATTATACGGTTATAAGTTCGGCCGAGAAAACCGATCGCGGCGGGTGGGTGAATTTCGGATTAAATAATTTATTCCCTCAATACCTCCGCGAGCTCGCGCAAACGGGCGCCGTTCACGGTTCTTTGTGTATTTCTATTGGCGATATGATCGCGGGTAAATCGCTCGAGGCTGGGTTATATAACCGCCGTTTAAATGAGTTAAATACTTACGATGTATTTTTCGGAGCCGCTCACGATTATAAAAAATTCGGCGGATTTTATATTGAAGTGATTTACACATACGACCGCGAGAGCGTGGCGAAGTTGCGCCATATTCCTTTTGAAGAGTGTAGGCTGGGCGTTGTAAATGATGAGGACGAAATTATAGGCGTATGGCATTCGAACGATTGGGCCGCCACTAAACGCAAACGAAATAAACCCGAATATATACCGCTTTACAACGTAGCAAAAAAGAGCGAGGAACCGCGCCAAATTTATTACTGTTTTAATTATACTAGCGGCCAATTTTACCCGCGCCCCGATTATTATTCGGCGATTAATTCGATCGAGCTCGCGAAGGAAATTAGCGTTTACCACATTAACAATATAATCAATGGTTTGATGCCGTCGTTTATTGTTTCGATGTTTCAAGGTGCGCCCGATCCTGAGCAACAAAGGGAAATAAAAAGGGATTGGGAGCGCGAATTAACGGGCGCGAAAAACGCGGGAAAGTTTATAATGACTTTTAACGAGCGCGATACGCCGAAGCCCGATATAACTACGTTCCCGCTTTCGGATGCAGATAAACAATACCAATTCTTAAGCACGGAATCGACCTCGCTTATAATGGTCGCGCACCGCGTCACTACGCCGCTCCTTTTTGGTATTCGCGACGGGGCTACGGGGTTCGGATCTAACAAGGATGAAATGGCGGTCGGCTTAGAGATTTTTACAAATCAAGTAATCGAGCCCGCTCAGCGTAAAATAGCGAAATCGTTCGAATATATTTTAGGCTTTGAGATGCCAGGCCTTCAAATTACCGTGGTACCGAATACGCCGTTAAGCGATAGCGCGGCCGTGGCGCCTTCAATTGGTGCGCCGTCAATAGATGAGGCGGCCCCAGCAAGCGAGGCCGCTAATGTGGCGGGTACTGCGTTAAATGGAGCGCAAATAGCGTCAATGGTCGAGATATTAATTCAGGCGGCTACGGGCGTTTTACCCGTAGAGAGTGCGAAAGGTGTAATGAGGGCCTCGTTCCCAACGTTGAGCAATCAACAAGTTGACGAAATTTTTACGGGGATAACTTCGGGAAGCGTTAACCCGAGCGAGGTCGCTATGCAGGCTTTTCAGACTTTTTTAAGTGAGGTTCAAAAAAAAAAAACTTGTTGCGAATCGAGAGGCGTTGAGCTATCGAGTGAAATCGCTGAGGAATTAATCGCCCTCGGTGAGGATTCTCCCGAGGGATTTATTTTAATTGATAGTTATAACGTCGATTATGATAACGACGATTTCGAGAATGAGGAACTAGTAAAAATCGCCGCTCACGAACTCGCTTCGACGGGTACCGCGAAGGCGATGAAGCCGAGCGAACAAGATCAAACTAACTACGCGGGAATCACATTTATGACCCGTTACCGATATTTCGGTTCTAAATCGCCCGAGCGTGAGTTTTGCCGTAAAATGATGGCGGCCGATAAGTTATATAGGAAGGAAGATATCGAAGCTATGGAGGCGCGCCCCGTTAATCCTGGGTGGGGTCCCAATGGCTCAGATAGGTATTCGATTTGGTTGAGGAAAGGCGGAGGCAACTGCTACCACGCATGGCGCAAGGAGACGTTCCTAAACGCGAAAGGAATTAACCCGCTCGCGAATGATTCCCAGCGTATCGCCGTAGCGCGCGCCGAGAAAATGGGATATAAGATTCGAAACCCTTTGCTAGTGGCCTTGTTGCCTATTGATAGCGATTTTAACGGGTTTTTACCAACGAACCCCGTTTATGGCGTAGATGGAAAAAATTACAGACGATAAAATAAAAATAAAATAAAATGGCTGAGATACTTATAATTTCCGACGTTTATGTTAAAAAATACACCAATATAAATGGGGCGGTAGATCCGAACCTCCTTTACCCCTCAATGTATTTAGCACAAGATAAATACCTCGCGCCATATTTAGGTACCTCTTTATTCGAAAAAATAAAGGACGATATTTTAAATAATACGCTCGCGGGCGATTATCAAATACTCGTTGAGGATTACGCCCGCCGCGTTGTTTTATGGTGGACTATGGTCGAGGCGGCTCCAACGTTGACTTATAAAGTCGATAACGGGACGATGGTTCAACGAACCTCCGAAGATTCCCAACCCGTCGGCGATGTGATTTTTAAGGATCAGTTAGCGCGTTGGCAAAGTAACGCCGAACACTATACTTCGCTAATGGTCGATTGGCTTTGTGCGAACTCGAGTTTATTACCTGAATACTCGAATAATGTTTGGCCCCAGCGCGCACCGATTACAATACAAAAAAGCTCAGCGAGTTATATTTTTTCGAGCGGAAATACTGCGAGCTCGCGCACGGGTTACCGCGTTCGGAGTATAAATCAAATCCCTTAAAAAATTATGAGCAAGGTTAGTAAATGCGCCGACAAACGCCGTTTGTACCTCGAGGCGTTACAACGCTACGAGAAACTTTTACTGTCAAAAACCAAAAAAATAAGATGAGTTTTTTCGAATACTTGGGCGAGATTGTGAGCGATTCGGCGAGCTGGTTAATGGGTATTATAATCGGAATACTAGGAAAAATTTCATACGAGATATATATGAAAAGAGCGCTCTCAGTTATTCAATGGGTGGCCGTGATCGGCCTCTCGGTTTTTTGCGGTTACGAAACGGCGATTTACTGCCAGCTCAATGGCCACGCCTCCGAATCTACTTGGGCGGTGCCAATGGCTACCCTAATGGGCGAGAAGATTTTTATTTATATAATGACGAATTATAAGCGGATTTTAACGGGCATACTTTCGTTTTTCATCCCCAAAAAATGAGCACAAAAAACCCGAATAAAAAACCCGTTGGCGAGCGTATTAGAGCCTCAAAATTCGGCGTATTTATAAAGGATAAAGTAAAACCCGTCGCGGGCGATATACTCGAAATTGCGGGGGATATTACGGGCATTCAGGCGCTCGAAACGGTGGGCGCTTTCTTAAATGGTCAAAAGCATAAAAGCGACGAACATAATAACCTCGCTTTAGAGTTCGAAAAAATGCGTTTAAATTTCGAGATGGAAATGACGCGGCTCGATCTAACTACGGAGCTTGAATACTATAAAAGTGAGGTGGCCGATAGGGATTCCGCACGGGTGCGAGAGGGCGCATATTTAACCGCCACGGGTAAAAGAGATTGGTTAATGGGCGCGGTGGTTATAATCGGCCTCGCGTTAACTGTGGGCGTAGTGCTCTCGTTAATCTTTATAACTATTCCCGAGGATAATCAGCGCCTTGCCGATATGACGTTCGGTAGTGTGCTCTCGATCGGGACCTCAATTTTTGCCTATTACGTTGGGAGCTCTCGGGGCTCTCGGATTAAAGACGAAACTTTGAGAAAATGGCAAGCCGAAAACTAACCGATCTCGATTACAGACTA